AAATTATTTATTTTGGAAATTAGCAGGATTGATATAAGGTGAAACTAATCTTGAATTTAATTGTTCGCTACTTAAATAAGGATTTTTCAAGTCGCTGTTACAATATCCAAACCCAGGTTTACTTGTATCAAAAGATGATTTAAATGTGTATGGAACATTACTGGAAGGAGTTTTACCAGTTTGAACGTGCGGGTCTAAACCCAAATCATAACAAGCTTCGGTATTATTGAAATTCATAATTTTAAGACCATTATGCTGTAAAAATTGTCGATATTGCCAATTATTTTTAATACCCTCTTGAACTTGAATGCGTTGATTAATTACAGCATCAGGCTGCCAAGTTGCATAATTTCTGCCATCATCCATGATTGGAGGATAATTAAAATGAATATTATTAGAACCAGAATAACAAGTTGCCCAAGACATTTTATATAATTACAAGATAAAATTCTTATTCAACTCCAAGCAATTTAAGTAATTCATTTTTTTTTAATTTAGAAGTATCAACCGAAAGTCCTTTTTCTAAAACAACACTTCTAAGCTTAGGTAATGTTAATTTTTTATAGTCAATAGTATCATTTTTAGTTTCTTCTAAAGAAATATTTATAGATTTGAAGTCCATAGATTTGATATCATCATTTTTTTTTCCAATATTTTCATTTTCAGAATCAGATAATTCGTCTAATTCATCTAAATTATCAAAATCATCATTATCAATATTTTCATTATTTGTAATATTCATTTTAAAAACCTTAATATCATTTTTTTCGCCAATTTCAATGACGCTGTTATCATCTAAATCTTGTATACTTTGGTTGTCATTTTCTGTAGAATTATCACAATCATCAATAGCGTCATCTTCGAGGCTATCAATATCACTATCTTCATCATCATTATCAATATCGTCGTCACTATCTTCATCATCAGAAACAGCTATTAGTTTATTATTGTATTTAATAGTATTAGTATTTTCTAAATTATGAATATTTTTTTCAGAGTTTGCCACATTAGAAAAATTTTGTGAAGGTTCAGAGCCTGCTCTCATAGATAAATGTTGTATGATCATTTTAGTTCCATTAACTTCTTCTGCTAAAGAAGAAACAAGGCTTAACATAGATGAGATTTTATGATTTTGATCTCTAAATTTACTTTCAAAATAAACAACAAGCAATGCTACTACAAGTACTAATATTCCTAAAAACATAAAAAAAGTTGGGTTAAATAAATCTGTTAAAGAAGCCATATTATTACAAAGAGAACATATAAATTAATTAATTAACTAACGAATTAATTTATATTATTATTATTTTATTTGTTTACTTGCTATTTGCTATTGATCGTGTTATCTATTATTTCCTTTGGATAATTCATTTCTGTTAATACGGTTACACCACCCTTCACTTCAGAAATACCTTCGATCATTTTATATTTGTAAATTAGCTTATTATTTTTGTTTTCTGTTACCATACAACAGTTCAAAACGCGTTTATGTTTATTTAAAATCTTACAAACTTTTACAAAATGCGTAGTTAATAAACAAGAGACATTTGGATTTTTAATTAAATAGCTCATAAATGCTGTGGAACTTGTGACTGCTTCATCTGGATTAGTCCCGGAATATAATTCATCAAAACCGCAAAAATGTGTTTCGTCGTCGTTAGAAATAACAATATCTAAAATATCTTTGCATCTACGTGCTTCAGCTTGAAACAAACTATCTCTACCGGAAGTGTCGGGAATATTTAAATAACAATGAATATATTTAAAAGGGTATAATTTTGCCGAGTCATAAAATCCGCAACCGAATTGTTGTGTAAAAATAATATTAATGAGGGTAGATTTAAGAGTGGTAGTTTTTCCGGAAGCATTTGGACCGGTGATAATAATATTTTTTTTAAATTTGATAGTATTTTTAACAGGGTTATTATCTTTTAAAGGAGCATAATAGCTATTTTTGAATAATGATTTTTGTTTGTTTTTAATAAATGCGGAATAATTAATTTTTTTCTCTTCGATGTTATTTTGAAGTCCTTCTAAACAATCAATATAACCATTGAACCCGAATGAATACAAAATAACTTCATTGTATGAGTTGTCATCATGTAATTCGTAAAAGTATTTTAATACGTGTCCAATTTCTTGTAATTTTTTGATACTTGTTAATTTATATTCAGAAATACAAGATAATTTTTGTTTGAGATTTTCCATAATTTGTTTCTTCTCTCTTAAAACAGAATTAAAATTGTTTTGACTTGGTAGATTAGAAGAAAAAGCAAGATAATTATCAATAGTTTTGATGGTATAATTTAGATATTGATTAATTTCAACGAAATGTTTGTGTATTTTAATCATATTATTATGAAATTTAATGCATACCGTAATATTTTGATATATTGAAAATAAATAAAAGGCGGCTGATATGAGTAAATAAAACTTTTCGTTCATTGATACATCATTAAATTGTGTAAACAGTTTTCCAATTGCGTGAGATTGAGCTAAAACTTTTAAAACTTCAAAATATTCGCTAACTGTTAAATTGAGACCTTTGAATTTAATAATAAAAAAGGGAACAATTAATATTAGAATAGGAATGAAGAGAGAAATAACTGGAGAAGCTAAATTGTAAAGGCTCATAAACTGTAAGAACATTTCTGATTTATTAAGAAATTCTAAAATTTCCCAATCAATATAATAATATTTTTCCTTAAAATCAGTTTCGCATTTAATTTCGTTCCATATTTCTACAATATTTTTGTAATTTGGCGAGTAAGCGGTATATTTTTGGTCAATCCCTTTATATTCCTTTAACAACGTTTGATTATCAATGATAAATTTGGTGTCAGTTGTGTAATATTCCGACACCTGTTCAATAAGTTTTTCAGATAAATCATTGTCATTATTAAAAAAATAATTATATATAGGTTGACATCCTGACGCATCAATTGTTTTTACCAGTTCTAAATCATCTATAATATTTTGTTTAATTTTAACTTTTTTGTCATTATAATAAATTGGTAATTTAAAGTGTTGATTAATTTCATTAATTGTTGTATTTTTATTAACTTTTGTCATTTATTATATTTTAAAAAAGAAATATAATAATTTTATTTTACGAATGATTTAATAATAATGTTAATTTAAAAATATAGTTCCTAAATCAGCGGGGACCTCTTTAATTTGGGTGTTATAATGACTTTCAATATCCTTCATTATACCGTAATCTCTTCGGGTTATTAGATTAATACCAATTCCCTTTCTTCCCCATCTGCCACTTCGACCTATTCTATGTAAGTATGTATGTTTACATTTGGGCAAATCAAAATTAATAACAAGAGCCACTTGCTGAACATCAATGCCTCGTGCAGTAACATTTGATGATATTAAAACCCGAGATACGCCAGTTTTAAAGTCATGAAATGCGGTATCTCTGGCAGTTTTATCCATTCCACTATGAATACAAGAAACGGGAAATTCATCTTCGCGCATAGCTTCATACAAGTCAGAAACACGTTTGACACTGTTACAATAAATTATACTGGATGTCAAATGAGCAAATGAGAATAGATCTTTCAAAGTAGCGTATTTTTGTCTATCATCATCGACGGCAATATAAAATTGACGTATACCATCGAGGGTGAGCATTTCGGCCTTAACAGAAATTCTGATAGGGTCTCTCATCATTTTATCAATAATTGGCGAAATGCTTTCGGGTAGAGTAGCACTAAATAACGCAATTTGGATATCGTTGTTAAAATATTGAAAAATATTGTAAACTTGTTCTTTAAACCCGGATGACAACATTTCATCTGCTTCATCGAGAATTACCAGTTTGATAGTTTTAGCGGAGATTCTATCCCGGCGCATCATATCGTAAACGCGTCCGGGACATCCAACAATAATTTGAGGAGTATTTTTATTGGAAAAGCTGGATTTTTCTTCATATGAAGAACCGCCAAATACAGTTTGGACACGCAAATTTTCTTTTTTACTATTAAAAATAGCACTTCCAAGAGAAGATATAACCATAGAAGTTTGCGAAGCAAGTTCTCTTGTAGGAGATAAAATTAGAACCTGAGTGAAATTTTTTTCAGGATCAATTCTTGATAAAGCTCCAATAGAAAAGGTAGCAGTTTTACCGGTTCCAGACTGAGCCTGCGCAACAATATCTCTACCTAATGAAATAGGTTTAATTGCCTTTTTTTGTATAGGACTTGGTTTTTCAAATCCATAACTATAAATTCCTCTCAAAATATCTTCGCCTAAGTCTAAATCTTCCCAGGAATTTATTTCATATGAAGGTTCAAATACTTCCTTTGAACTTTCATTATTAATCGTTTCGTTAACTTCGTTTTCAGTTGACATTATATACATTAGTTACATTAAATCTATTTAAGTGTATTTCTAATTATTAATTATTTAAAAAAAAATTGATATAAATGTAATATAATATATTATAGTATACAAATAAAATGGCTGCTAAAATTATGAAATATACGCTAAATGATTTTAATGAATTTATTTTCAATGGATTTAATTACGAATTGTCTTCAGATATTGTAAATGTGATATCTAATTTGGCACTGGAAGTAGGGTCTCCTGGATATGTTAAGACGCCGATATTTCAGAAAAAAGAAAATCCTATGAAGGCTGAATTATCTCAAAAGGAAGGAGGAGGTGCCGCAGGAGGAGGTGGATTTAAGAAAAGAAGAGGCAATAGAAGTATGGAAGTAAATGATTCTGATTGGGAAAATTTGAGAACCTTTCAAACTACAAAGATTGAAGATCGTGAAGGTATTGTTGGTGAATTAGACAGCATTAGAACTAATTTAAATAAAATTACCGATAAAAATTATAATGATATTGCGGGTAAAATTATGGATTTAATAGAAAAGATTGTAAAGAATGAGAGTAATTCGTCCGAGGACATTTCAAAGGTAGGTCACACTATTTTTGAAATAGCATCAACGAATAGGTTTTATTCGAAAATGTATGCTGATTTGTATACAGAAATAGTAAATAAATTTGAAATTATGAAGAGTTCGTTGAATGAAAGTTTGGATAAATTTTCAGAGTTATTTAATGAGGTTGAGTATATAGATTCATCAGTGGATTATGATAAATTTTGTAAGATGAATAAAGATAACGAAAAGAGAAAGGCAATAGGATTATTCTTTTTGAACTTGACGATAAATGGTGTAATTCCTAATATTAAAATTATTAATATTACTCGAATTCTGATGGCAAATATGTATTTATACATTTCACAAGAGAATAAGAAAAATGAGGTGGATGAGTTAAGTGAAAACATATCATTGCTTTACAAAAAGGAGTTTTACGATGATGAAGATGAAAAGAATGAGTATGAGTTGATTGAAGGATATACGATTACAGAAATTATAGAAAGAATAGCTAATAGTAAGGCAAAGGATTATAAGAGTTTGACTAATAAAACAGTATTTAAATTTATGGATTTGATTGATATGTAAATAAAATAAACAAAAAATAAATAAAATAGGTTTTTATCATTATGAAATTATAAGAATATAAAGTATAAAAATATAATAATATAAATAATGAATAATAAAGATGAAAATATTTTTTTTTCATTAAACGAAAAAAGTAGTCATGATGGTTCAGATGATTTTTTAGATGAATTAACAGATGATTTTTTAGATGATTTTGATTTTATAAACCAAATAACAGATGAAGAAAAAATTACTGCTATGAGTTTTGAGTATAAAATAAATTATACAGTTAAAGACCTTTTATTAATTTGTGAATATTATGGTATAGCAAAGGAAATCAAGGTGAATAAGTGTAATAAGGAAGAAATAATTTTAATATTGGTTAATTATGAAAATAATCCAATAAATAATAATATAGTTTTAAGAAGACATGAAATGTGGTATTGTATTAATAAATTAAAAGAGGATAAGTTTATGAAAAAATATATAATATGGTAAAATATTTTATAATTAATTAATATTAAATATAAAATATCATGATAAAATATAAATATGGTGTTATCAAAAATAAATAAGAAAGTGAGTTATACAGAATTAAAAAGTGTAGATCCGCAAGATTTAAAAATGGAAGCGAATTTATATCAATTAGAAATTAAAGATGTGGATGTTATTATTGCTGTGGGAAATGCTAAAAATACATTTGAAGATAAAAATATATTGTTCTTTCCTGTTTATTTAGTTAAATATAATAATAAGGTTACCCAAATTGGTGTATATGAAATAAAAGCATCAGATTATGGTATTTATTTAGATGACGATAATAATTTTGATGTTGAAAAACTGGGGTATGATCCTTTAATTTATACATTTGTTACAAAAGAAATGTTACAGAAATTAAGATTGGAGCCAGATGTTCCTATTAGAAGAGTAGAAAAAAAGAAAACAGATGAGCCTGAGGAGAGAGAGGAAGGTGAAATTAGTGATACTGAGGGTGAAATGAACCCAAAAGTTTCAGAATATAATGAGTTTTATGAAATTCCTCAAGAAAGAGCTGATATATTTATTTTAACAAAGGGTATTCCAATTCCAGCGCAATTACCTCAAGAAACTAAAGTCCAAGCAAAAGATATTAAAGAAAAATACCAAGATACGTCTTCAGATTTGTGGATACAAAGATTTATGAAAAATAATAACTATACTTTATCAGATACTGAAGCACAAGGAGATTGTTTATTTGCTACAATAAGAGATGCTTTTTCAAGTATAGCTCAGCAAACATCCGTAACAAAATTAAGAAATAAATTATCAAGAGAAGCAACTGAAAGTGTATTCCAAAGATATAAAGATGATTATGATATGTATAATACATCATTATTGGGAGATACAAATAAAATAAAAGAGTTAGAATCTGAATATATTTCATTAAAACAAAGATTTTCAAACACATTAGAGAGAAATGAACAAAAATTATTTTTAGAAAACGCAAAAAAAATAAAGGCAGAACATGATAGGTTAGTTGAAGAAAAAAAAGTAACAACTGAGTTATTTAATGAATATAAATTTATGAAACGTGTAGATACTCTTGAAAAATTTAAAAACATTCTTAAAAAATGTGATTTTTGGGCTGATACATGGGCCATATCAACGTTAGAGAGAATTTTAAATATTAAATTTATTATTTTGTCAAGTGAAGCTTATAAAAGTAAAGATATAAAAAATGTTTTAACTTGTGGAATAGTAGATCTTGTTTTAGAAAATAAAGGTATTTTTACTCCAGAGTTTTATATTATTGTAGATCATACTGGTGACCATTATAAATTAATCGGATACAAAAACAAGATGATATTTAAATTTAGTGAAATACCATATGATATTAAAAATATGATCTCAGAAAAGTGTTTAGAAAGGAATTCTGGTGTTTTTGCATTAATACCGGATTTTCAAAATTTTAAAACTGGTAAAAAAAGGTCAGTCGTCAAGGATGATGATGATGAGCAATATGAAGAATTAAGTGAGGCAAAATTGAGAGGATTATATAATAATGATGTTGTATTTTTGTTTTATTCAAAATCAACAAATAAGGTTCCAGGAAAGGGTTCAGGAGAGAAGATACCAAATGAAAGAATAAAAGAGTTTACAGAATTGGCGACAATACCAGACTGGAGGAAAAAATTGTCGAATTTTTGGGTTGAACCATTTACATTGCATAATCATAAATGGGCTTCTGTAGAGCATTATTATCAAGCATCAAAGTTTAAAGAGAATAATCCCAATTTTTATTTAAATTTCTCTCTTGACTCAGGAACAGATTTATCAAAAGATCCTGCTATGGCAAAGGCAGCAGCTGGGAAAAGTGGTAAGGTAAATGGTAAACAATTTAGACCAGATGGTGTTGATATGGACTCCGATTTTTTGGGTAAAAGACAAAAAAAAGAGATGTATGATGCTCAATATGCGAAATTTACACAAAATGAAGATCTGAAAAATTTGTTATTAGCTACAAATGACGCCAAGTTGACACATCATAGTCGCGGATCTCCTCCAATTGTGTTTGAAGACCTGATGATAATTCGTGACAAAATTAGGCGCAAAAAACTATAATATTAATTATTTAATTAAATTATTTAATATTATTTATGAATTTATTATATTAGTCAATTAATGAATTAAACAATTGGAACCTTGTTGGTTAATTTTTGGTGTGTTATTGTTAGGACAGCAGCCGTAACGAGTGCCAGCGCAGCCGCCAATTGGTTTAGGAGGTGGAGGAACGGGAGATGGTGGTGGAGGAGGAACGGGAGGTGGTGGAGGAACGGGAGGTGGAGGAGGAACAGGAGGAGGAGGAACATAAGGAGTTGGATAATATCCTGGACCAGGTCTATATCCAGGACAATTAGACCCAAAATAGTTTATTTTTGAGTCAACTCCATTAGGACAACATCCATAGGCAGTTTGAGAACAATTAGCTTTTGTATAGTTGCTGGGTGAAATTAATTGTAAATTATTTAAAATAATTAATGCTAATAAAATGATTCCTAAAACAATTATAATTGTAGACTCCATATAGTAAATATTAATATTTTTTATTTTAGTATAATGAAAATATATTAAGAAAAACTTAAAAATAAATAACTGAATATAATAATAATGAAGATATCAAAAAATAGTAAATTACTTATGTCATTTTTTACAAAAAACAAATATATTAATCACATAGAACAAACAAATAAGACTAATCAAATTCTTACGCAATTATATGATGATATTTTAAATGCTTATAATTATCTTGTGAATTTGAAACAAAGTAAAGGTGTAAATTTTTATAATGTGACTATAAAAAAAATATATAGTTCCACACAAATAACAAGACCAAAGAATTTTAATTCAAATAGTTTTCCATTAGAAATTAGAAATCATATTGATGAATTATCTGTAACAGAATTATGTTATAAGTTTTCTCTCTTCAATCGAAATATTAAACTGTTTTTTATAACTGAAGAAGACAATATAGAGTTAAAAATAGCTGAATATAACAAACATGTTGACTCAATCATTATGTGGTTATATATATTAAATGAATACGCTTCAAAACAATGTTCCAGCAGTTTAGTGATATATTTTTATTTTACTTCTTTAGAAAAGAAACTACCAAATTCTAATATAAATATTTTAGATGAAAATAATGTTAACACGGCATTTACTACTACTTGTCCTAAGGATTCCGAAATAGTAGTTTATAGAAAAGAAGAATGGTTTAAGGTTTTTATTCATGAGTCATTTCATAGTTTTGGTCTGGATTTTTCAGATATGAACAATATAGAGTGTAATAATCGTATATTGAATTTATTTAAAGTTCAATCAGAGGTAAATTTATATGAATCATATACTGAATTTTGGGCAGAAATAATAAATGCGTTGTTTTGTAGTTTTATAGCTTTAAAGAATAAAAAAAATATTGATGAATTTCTCTCTAATGCTGAATTTTTTATTAATTTTGAAAGAACATATAGTTTTTTTCAATTGGCCAAAACTCTTAGGTTTATGGGTTTGACATACAATGATTTAATTTCAAAAAATGGTTATAGTAAAGTGTTGAGAGAGACATTATATAAAGAAAAAACAAATGTGTTATCTTATTATATAATTAAAACAATATTAATGAATAATTATCAGGGTTTTTTAGTTTGGTGTAAAAAAAATAATCTTTCTCTCTTACAGTTTAAAAAAACATCATTAAACCAACAAGAATATTGTAAATTTATAGAGAAAAACTATAAAATAAATACTATGATGGTCGGCGTTGATCAATCGCAAAAGTTTTTGAATGTTTTGTATTCAAAAAATAAACGTGTAAATGATAATTATATTTTGTCAAATATGCGTATGAGCATATGTGAGCTGGGATAAAAATCATGAATAAATAAAATTGAATTAATTTATAATATAAAAGTATTATAATATAAATTAAAAATGACACAACAGGAAATAGAATATAATAAAACATTCACACACACAATTGTTATTGACAGTTGTTTTGGAAATTTACCACAATCAGACGTTATTGAAATATTTAAAGATGGTCGGCCATTTTCACATTTTATAGAGCCGTGGTTAGCGGTAAATTATCCTTTAAATCATGTAAAAGGCTGTAAAAAATATGACCATACAGACATAACCGATGAAAATATAAAATATGACCAAAAATCATTTACAAATCGCGGATGTAAATTTATGCCATCTAATATGATAGGTGAAGGTAGAAAATTCAATAAGGAAATTTTTGAAGAAAAAGCAAAAAAATTAATTTATATAATTGTTAGCAATATTAGTTTTCCGGAAATTAAAGTGAGGTTTGTAAGAGGTATTGATTTAATAGTGGATTATCCTACAGGTTGTATTCCGCTAAAGGACTTTAATAAATTCTTTAATTAATTCTTGTTTTGATATTGATTTTGGTCCAACCGTATTATTTGTTTCAAATTTTATACCTTCTAATTTTTTTATGTTATCTTGTATTGTTTCGTCATTTGTAAATTTTATAAAATAATGTGACTGAACAGATTTCTCAGATGTATTTACATCAATTGTTCCTGCTGTTCCTCCAACTCGGCGAAATGAAATATCCGGATTATTATTTTTGGTAACAAATACAAAGTTAGTTGGTTCTTTTTTTTCAACTTTCTCTCTATTGTAATCTTTTTTTTGCCATATTTGAAAAACACATGGCACATCATGCTCTATATCATCTACTAAAAACGAGTTTTTTGGCAAGTCTTGTTCAAAAACGAGATGGAACATCAATGGAAATTTCTGTTTTAAAGTATCTTTTTTAAAGCTTTTGGGTAATATGAATGATAAGCTATTGCAAAAGTTGCATGACCATTTAATAAATTTTATTGCCATTGATGATTGGCGACCAAAAGGCGGATTGCCAATTATGTGTATATTATTAAATTGTGATGATAACTCCTGATAGTCCAAAGTTAAATAATCTTGTTTAATAATTTCTGTATGTTCGGGTTCTAAATCGTAAAATAAATGGTTATTAGATAATGTTTTTATACCTGAAATAAAAGAGCCGTTACCTGCGCTCGGTTCAATAATTAGATCATTATTATTAATTTTTACGTATTTTTTTACCAAGTCTAAACAACAATTGACAATGCAGTCCTTGGTGTAGAATTTATCAATTGTATTTCGTATTAAACCAGTGGTCTGAATGGTTTCCATAGTTGTTATATTTTATTTTATATATAATTATTTAAATTTTAATCAATTTTATATTTATTTAAATTTTATTTAATCTTTTTATAAATATTACATAAGATGGTTTTGGAATTGGCTATCTTATATTTGTTAACTATATAAACAAAAAAAAGATATTCAAAAATTCCTACTAAAAGAATAAATTCTAATGTTTTAATAAACTCTTTCAAAAATCCCGAGCTATACCAATAATATTTTATGAAAGTAGGGTTCTCAATTAAAACTGATGAATTATTTTCGGTATTTTTTGGAGAGGATATCATTTCGATAGAGGCTTCCTTATCATCCATTTTTTTATCATCAGTTTTTTTATAATCATTTAAATTTTGAAAGCTGCCAAATGACACTATTGCCGATTTTGGATCATATCTTGGAGATGAAGGTATTGTTGTAATTACATTATAAGCTGAATAGTTTTTCCAAAGATCTCTGAAAAAAACAGCAACAAAAATGGATGATGATGTTACTATATAAATAAAACAAGAATTCCATAATTTTTCATTATTTTCATCAAGATCATTTTGATACTCATTGCAATTTTGTAAGGGAATATATGTTGTATTTATTTTAGGTATATATGATATATCACCGTCAAATATGTGGTTGAATATTGTTTTTTCATAAGGCATTATGTAGTAGATATAAAAAAAAACTTCAAAAATGGTTAATAAATAAAGATGAATGAAATGTGATTGTAAATGTAAAAATTTTAAAACCATGCGACAGTTATATTAAATATAATTATTAAGATATTTGTAAATAAGTTTATTAAAATATTATAAAATTTATTTGTTTTATTTTTTATTTTTATTTGTTTGTATGTAATTTACAATAATCAGAATTTGAAAGCGGTTGTCTATTACATTTATTACCAGATTTTGTAATACCGCAACAAATGTATTTGAACATTCCGTTACCGGTATGTTTTTTATTGGATCTCCATGCTTCGCTTGCTTCATCGAAGTCAATATTTACCTCATATAGTGAATTATTATTTTGTTTGGTTTGACTTCGGGTATTCATCTTAATATAATACTTTTAAATTATGTAAAAAAAATTAATTCAATTTTATTTTGTGTAAAGGTATAAACCTAAAATAGTAATATTTATATATTATAACATTATTATGAATAATATATTATTATTTATTTTTTTATCAAATTTATTACCTTTAATTAAGTGTTTTGATTTTAGTTATAATTTAGAATATAGTTATTCAAAGTATAAAAATAGTTATAGCTTTGACCAAATATATTCCGATTTTTTTTTATCAAATGCTGGGTCAAGAGAGAAGAATAGTAATTATTTTAATTCATTAACAACAAAATCTGGTAATTTTAATTCAAATTATTTTATTAATTCAAAAAATATAGGTTCGAATATTTTTTATATCAACTCATTATCATCAAAAATAAATAGTTATAATAATTATTTAACTAATATTTTATCAGTTGATTTATCATTATCGACGTATCAGTTAAAGTCATCATTACCTTATTCTAAAAAAATATTATCATCAAAAATAAATAGTAATAATAATTATCTAACAAATATTTTATCAGTTTATTTACCATCATCGACGATGTCGTATTATGCTACTACATCGGTTACTACATTAGCTCCGACAATTGTGCCAACAATTGTGCCAACAATGGCCACTACATCAGCGCCAACAATTGTGCCAACACCGGCCACTACATCGGCTCCAACAATTGTACCAACAATGGCCACTACATCGGTTACTACATTATCGCCAACAATGGTCACTACATCGGTTACTACATTAGCTCCGACAATTGCTCCTACATTATCGCCAACAATGGTCACTACATCGGCCACTACATTATCGCCAACAATGGTCACTACATCGGCCACTACATTAGCGCCAACAATGGCCACTACATCGGCCACTACATCGGCTCCGACAATGGCTAAAATAAAAACAAATACACCTACAATAATTGAAGTGCCAATAATTTCATTTGACACAAAATTAACATTTAATAATTACGACACCATAGATCTTGATATTAAAAGCCAAGAAGCTATTATAATAGCAACCGCAAATTCTATGAATATCAGCGCCTCTTATGTAGAATATATTGGAAGTTCAATCAAAACACGACGATTATCTATTTTTAAATTATTAGGTTTCAACATAATTGTATCTTTAAAAACTACCATACCATTACAAGGTAAGTTTTCATTAAATCCAGAAACTTTATATTCTATGATTACTACAAATCTAATAAATTCAGTTAACTCAGGATTATTTACATCATATTTATTAACGGCATCAAACAATTTAAATATAACTAACTTTGTAAATTCTTCTATATCTTCAGTTCAAAATGATAAATACGTAATTCAAGACCCTAACAAACCAAATTATCCTGATAAAAATAATGATAATGATAATGATGATATTTACATAAAGATTTACATCATTTTTTCAGTCCTTTTATCACTTTATTTAATATTGTATTTTGTATGGCTTCGAAAAAAATATCTTAACAATATCCGACGATTACGTAATCTATTTGAAGGTATGATAAATACCGATGATATTTCAATACGTATTGTTGAGAATTAATAATATTTATCGTTTGTTTTCTCTCCACTGTCAGCTATTTCATTAAATTTTATATTTGAAATCTCTTGGTTTGTTATCTTATTATCATTTTCTGTTGGAATATGTTCATAATATGAGCTACTATCATTTAACTGTCTTCTAAAATGCTTTCCGTTTTCTAATTTGAAACGCAACAATGGGTTGTCATAAATATATTCTATTCCCAAAAACTGAACATTTGGGAATTGTACTTGTTTGCTATAAGTCGACATTTCGTTATAATAGTTTAACGGTTTCATAGCCTTTTTCTCCTCTATCGTGGTCATATACAGAATTAAGTATTATATCTTTATATTTTGTTTTTATATTTAATTTATAACTTAATATTTTAACTAAAAATAATATCTTTGAATAAATAAAAAATTGAATATAAAAAATAAC